TAATATCATTAATGCCTGACCATTGAATTCTGTTTGTAGATCCTGATATATTTCCAGTCACTAAGAAATCTCTAACAACTCCTGCAACTCTAAATGTAGGTACTGATCCTGCAGAAACAATTGTACTGAGATTTGCAAAAGCAGATGAGGTTCCCATTAAATAATATTGAGGTACATCTACTCCATTACTAAAAATAACATACTCGCCAAATTGTGTAAATGTTCCAAAATCAGATCCTGTTCCTGTTAATGGAGTTCCTCCAGTAAAATCAGTAACAGCCATTCTAGTAGTATCTGAAGAAGTAACAGTAAGGTTATCACTACCTATTGCTGCTCTAGTGACAGTCACTACATTGGCTGCTGGATTAGCTGCTGAAAAATCTGCATGAGCATTAATACAAGTAAATATATTATCTGCTGTAGTATCGTTAGATTCGTTATGAAAAAATTTATCTGTAGCAGGTGTTCCAGTACCAGCACCCTGACAAGTAAAGGTAACTGTTGTTCCATCATTTTTTGTTAGAACAAGAGTTGAATCAGTTGCTATGTTCGAATAATCAGTAACTGTAATTGTGCAGGTTGCATAAGAGCTTGATAATAATGTTCCTCCTGCACCTACATCAGCAAATGTTCCTGATGTTAATTTGTATAAAGTATCTTCTGTAGATACAAAGTTATAAACTGTATTTGAATTATCTCTAAATGAACCTGCTCCTCTGGAATCTGTTGCAATAGCATTAGTACTATAGTCAACTAAAGAAGGAAATTTTTTATAGCTATTCTGTGCATAGTAGACATTAGTTGCTACGTTTGCACCTTTCTTTAGGTGATCAGGTTGATCAGGTAGCCATTCTCCAAAAGGGACTTGCATTATCTGTTCCTATAAAATGATAGATCGGTTTGAACATCTGTTCTTTGAGCTACAGGTGCTCCACCATATGAATCTTGTTTGTCGTTATTTTCACATCGTTCTAATGATGCGATATACATTTGTAACCAACCTTGTACTTGTTGTTGATCCATTCCTCCTAGGAAATTAGATGAATGATAAAGACTACCATACAAATAGATTCCTGGATGTTTTGCTAGAATTGGATTTGATGTATTAGAAGAACTAAGAGCTGCGATATCTTTGTAGTATGATAAATAACCAGTATAGCTAGTATCAGGGCTAGGACCAAATCTGAATTGTTCAGTTTCATTATCTGCCTCTATCGTATAAGAACGTGGTCTTCCAGTTCTTGAACCACCTCTTATTTCAAATAAGTTATGGGGTGTAATATATTCTAGTGGATATTTAACGCTATTCAATAAAATGTAAAATGATCTTACAGAAATAAAACCCGTAGGTACGGATACAGTTTCGGAGTTAATAGTAACAGTATCAATCTGTTCCATCTGTCTTATTCTTAACTTAGCATTATAATCTGCTTCAGTTAGTTTAATGAAATCATCAGCTATCTCATCGGTTAAATCACTTCTATTTAACCAGTTAGCAATTGATGCTTTTAATTCTGTATAGGTTGCTATAGCCATTATAATTTCCCTTCTGCAGTTCTAAAATATCTAAATTCTGAGCTATTCAGTTTTGTTCTTAAAATTTTGTTTTGTGTTTCTCTAGGTAAGGCAAACCAGTTACGGGATCCATTATGTTCTTTAGTCCATATTTGGAGTATAATAGGTGGAATGCTTGCTATTCTTTTAAAATCTTTTGAAGCGGTATATCCTGAATTATGAGTATATAACTTCTTGTTTCTTTCTAGTACAGGATTAATGTTCTGTTTATTATGAATAGTTAGTTTACCATCTGATTCTTGTATATAACGAGTCTTACTAAAATCAGCATTCCATTCGGTTGCTCTTACCTTTGTCATTATTCAGTTAATTCAGTAGCGTATAATTCTCCATCACTACCAGTAACTTTTATTACAGCAATTTTTTCTCCAGCTGAAACTTTAATAACTTCAACTTCTGCTGCAGGTAAGTATGTTGTGGTTGCAGCTGCTGTTGGTGATACTGCTATATGTATATGACAAGCAACAGTACCTACAACTCTTATGTATTCTATGTTAGCTGAAAAAGCTGAACTAGCAGAAGATGAACTTCCAGAAGTTAGCTTATGTACAGTTCCATGTCTTAATCCATAGTTCATGTTTTATTCTCCTTTTGTTTAGGGTATGTTCCCAGAATGTTCTGAGAACATTTCCCTGTTTAAATTATCTTCTAATTACGAATGTTACTACACATTCACACGCAGTTGACGATCCACCATCAGATATCATTTCGATAGTTCCATCTTCTAATACGGTATTAGCTGCAGTTGGTTCTGCTGTATCAACGTCTCCAGCAGCTGATCCAGATTGTGTTACTGTAATTCCGCCACCAGTTATTGCTGTTCCACCAATTTCCCAAGAAAGGGCTGCATTAGCAGATGTTATTGCATTTTTAATAGATGTTATAATTTTAATTACTGTACCTCCATCAGGTACAGGTACAAAAGTTGATCCTGCTGCACTAATGTTAGTGATTTTAGCTGTTAAAAAATAGTCGTTTAATGTTCTCATTTTGTTTCCTCATTGTTCCGCCTTTAACCCCTCTCAAGACTTCAATGTTAATTAGGATGCAAGGCGGGTAGATTTGAGGTTACCCGCCTACGCATTTAGTTTATTACGAAGTTGTTAAGTCGGCTATCATACCGCTTGCAGCTTCATTTCTAGATTCCAGAGTACATTCAACTAATAGTTGACGTTTTTCTGTGTCTCCAGTTTTTGCTAGTTCATGCATTGTGAAGTCTCTTAAGAAAGCTACTCCCCAGAAATCCATGTCTAGTACCCACGCTTCTCTATCTCTAGAGAATCTGTTAGGTATTACTTGTGTTTGACCGAAGTCAGAAGCGTAAACATCGACTGATGTATACAAAGTTGCATCTGCACCTGCATCAAATCTAGTACTGTTACCAGTAAATCCTGATAACTTTTGTTTGTTGAATGGTCCCACCATAATTATTTGTGGGTTTCCACCAGCATTCCAAACTGATTTAATAACAGATTTTAATTGTGCTTCAGTAAAAGCTCTTTGAGTGCCATTTGTTCTAGCAGTATTACCTAAACCGCCAGATGCACCGCCTGAACCGAAAACATCGTTAGTTGCTACCCATGATCCTAGACCGCCTAATTGACGAGCAGTACCAGAACCACCAGTTACTTCAGCATTATTAGAAGTAAGAGAAGATTCAAGATCTCTCTTTAGTTCTTTTGCTTTTTTCGCTACTTGGTAAGCAATTTCAGATGCACGACCAGCTTTGTCAACTGCTTCCTGCGTACCAGTAATTGTAACAACCTTATCAAGAATTTGAGAAGAGTTGGACAATCTTGTAGTAGCAGCAACAGCATCAGCTGTAGCTTCATCCCCTTCGATTACAGCATTGTTCGTGACTGCTGAAGCCAAACTGTCAGTTTGCCATTCGTGCAGAACTGCAGTTGCTTGTGTTTTAGCTGCAGAACTTAGGAAAGGCGTGTCAGTTGGCGAGATGTTATAAATAACATCTGACAGATCTTCACGTTCACCAATGGAATCGTAAGTGTCAAAAGTTTCACTTGGTTGTGCCATAGTTTTTTACCTTTTTTGTTGAGATTTAAGATTAATCATATCAAGCAAAGCGTTCTGAGCATCTTTAATATGTCCAGTTTTCTTTAACTTGCTGATCTTGTTTCTTATATTCTCTCTACCTGAACTTGTTCCTGATTTGGCTACTCCAGATTTTACAACTCTAGGTGCGTTAGCTACCTTCTTCTGGGCTATAGGTCTTTTATCTTTAACAGATTTATAACTCATAGCATCTCTAATCACCATTAACATTCGATGATCAGCCAGACTCCCAATTTCACCATCATTAAATCCATAACTTCTAAGCGTTGTACGCATGTTAGTTTTGAATTGGTCGGTTTTATTAGGATCGCTGTACTCTGGTATCTTAGCCGCTGCTAAGTCTCTTTGGGCAGTAACGTACTCATCGTATTGTTGACGATAAGCCTCCTGAGCTTTAGACTTCATTCCATCTAGCTGCCTTTGTTGTTCTCTTAACTGGTAATCCAGTCGTGCTGCAGCTGTGGGATCTTCATCATAAAGTTTTTGGAGATCCTTACTACCTTGTTGTTGTCTGATGAAACCATCAGCAGTTCCAATCAAGTCGTTTAGTTCTGATAAACGAGTATCATAAGATTGACGAAAACTTTCCTTTTGATTATCAAGATCTCTTCTCTCTAAACCTAAAGAATGAGTTTTTTGTCTATAATCCGAATCTCGTGAATAACCTGCTTTCAGTTCATCGAGGGTAACCTCTAACTCTTGACCTTGTACTTTGACTCGGTGGAGTTCGGGTTCCTCTGTAGCTGTTTGCGTTTCTTCTTCGATTTCGGGTTTTTCAGTAGCTGCTTCGTTAGGAGTTTCTTCAGACTTTGATTGACTCTCTTTTGAAGTTTCCTCTTTGATCTCTTGAGGTTGCTCTGAGGGAGCTGCTGGTTTTACAGGTTCTGATTGTCCTTCTTTAGGATTCAGTAGTCCTGATATTTTCTTTGCAGCACCTTGAACAGTTTGTTCCTGTGCCATGTAACGTTCCTCCTTGTTGGTTGACGTTTAACGAGCTCCTAGAATAGGTTAGCTCTTGTTTAAAAGCTCAAGATCTTTTTGAGCTAGTTTTCCGCCTTCAATGATAGACTGTAAATGTCCTCGGATTTTATCGACCATATGATAAGCCATCCAAAGGGATCTACGTTTTTCATCTTCAGCAAAACTTGTATTAAAGATCTCTTGTCTGTAAGTTTCAAAAAGATCTTCGAATGCGGTTTTAAGAAGTGGATCCTGTAGTAGGACCTGGGCTTGCTTGCCCTTCCTGATCTGTTCTTCTAATTTGTTCATCACCAAAGAATTTTTGTTGTCCCTTAACAATCTCTTTCATTAAATCTCCAGATTTCTTAAGGTCTTCTGTTTCTAACATAGATCTACGCTTAAGTTCAAGCTCGTCTATTTTAGATCCATATTTAAGTTCTAATTCTTTAACTTGTATTTCAAAATCAAGCAGTTGTTGTCTTATTCTACCTTCAACTTCTTTAAGTCTAACATTAGCTTCTAATTGTGCACGTTGGTTTTCACCTTGTACTTGAGCTAATGTAACTCTTTCAAATTCAGTTGGTGGTTTAGGTGGCAACTGAGGCATTTGAGCTGCACCTACGTCAGGATCCATAAAGTATGGTTCTACACCATTTAGTCCTGCGTTCTCTATTAATTTCTTTAATGTATTATATATGTTCCTAAGATTGACCATTGGACCAAATGCATTTTGTTGTAAGTTTATTGCTTGCATTTGTCTTTCCAAGATAGCATTAAGAAGAATGAGTTGTTGCTCTTTTGATCCTGTTCCTAGTCCTACCTGGACAGTAACATTAACCCTATCCTTCCATTCATAAGGTCTCATAGGAATATACTTACCTCTGATTCTTACGATCTTTTCTTTTTGTTGATACTTGCATATCAACTCGAACATTTTTAAAGCTAGATCCTTCACACCTGTTTCAGCAAAGATCCTGGCAAT